GTTCATTTGGTATATAGAAATCGAGTTGAAGAATGGAGTGTCATTGGCTATTGCCCTCCCCCATGTGTTGTTGCTGGAATAATTTTCACTGAAAGATCCATTTTGTCCTTTGTAGATATTATCTGCGATGTTTGTGTCCGCAAAGTAATGTCCATAATAATTTTTAAAGAATGCAACAGCAACATCACCCATGTCATCGTGTAAAGTAATATTAACGGGTTGGTAACTCACCCCTGTGGTGACATAATTTTTGTAATTGTATGAATTCCTCATTTCAACATTGAATGAATATTGTGGTAGATCACACCTTTTTACAATCATTCCCAGTTCGTTCTTCTGTGCACCGTTCAATGAATTACCTGCAGAAAATTCAAACACAACATGATAAAGGAATTTAGACTTTGGTGCTAATCTAAAAAGATCATCAGTGTATAGTCGTGCCGCGTGTTGGTAATCTTTGAGTGTGTCTCCACCCAAGAGCTGTTGAAGAAAGTTATTACGCCAGTTCATACTATAGTATTTATGGACTTAAAAAAGTAGGTATTAAGAACCTGTAGCCGCTGTTCCGATAGCTCTTGCTACTGCTGAACCAATACCTGTGCCTCTTGGAGTTTGGATCGCGTTGTCGTACTTGATCGACATTGTGATCTGCACTGGTTCTGAAGTTGCGTAAGCCAAAGTACCATACTGTACATTTTCAAGGTAACAACCATACAATTCGAAAGTTTCTAAAATGTTTGGTGTGTTTGCGCCATTGCCGCCATCCAACACTTCTACTCTTGAAGTGAATTTGTAATCGCCTGCCGCTGCCGCACTTGACTGTTCGAAGAAATCGAACTGTTTCTGTAACTGCTCACCTGTCAGTTTAGATACTTCGTTGTTTACATCATCTCTTACATTAAGAGTGATAGGCTCCCAAGTGTGTTTGCCTGCCATGTATACTCTTGAATTGTAAGCATCGATTGTGATCGGATCAAAAGAAATGTTTGGTCTTGTGATGTCGACAACTTGTTTGGTTAGTTCAGATCTTGGAGTTGAAACGCCAAAGTTTTCAAGGACCACTCTGAACCTATATTGTAGCTTAGGCATTAGCAAGCCTTGTGAACTTGCTGATTGGTCACTTGCTAATGGAACTGTAAATTTTGATAGTGTTGATACTGCCATTTTGTTTAACTCCTGTATGAATATTTACTATTCATTTTTCCTTTTTCTAACTTATACCTTTAAAGGCCAAGTTCTGCTATTTCTCCTGTGTTCTTTAATCTAACTGGTATGTAGATGAATTCAACTGCTTTCACAGGTTCAATCGCAACATCTATGTACAGTTCGTTTCGATCAATTCTTGATGGTGTGTTGTTTGATTCGTCACACACCACAGCAAAGTCATACAATGCTCTTTGAGCTGTTAGTTCTAAGAAGAATGATTCGATTGACTGTTTGACTTCATTTCTTGTTAGAGCATCGTTTGGCTCAAATATGAATGGACGAGTGATTTTATCCAACTGTAATCTTACAAAAGCAACTAATCTTGCTACATTAATTCTATCTAATGCAGAAGCAGTCAGTTGTCTTGTTTTTTGACCAAAGTTTAATAAACCTGCGCCAGTCACGAATGATATCGGGTTGATGTTAACAGAATACAGCGAATCTCTTAATCCTTCTGACACTGCTGTTGTTGTGAACTCACCTTCGGAATCAATGTAACCTACGCTTGAAGCATTATCGATAACACCACGTCTTACGCCTGCTGGTGCAAACCATGGAAATGCTATCTGATCATTCAGTGCAATAGTTCTCAACATCATGTGTGATGGAGGAACAGCAACTGATTCGCCTGTGAGGTCTGTTGTGAATCCTGAAGGATAAAACACACCTGTGAATGAATTGGTTGATACCAAGCCATCTTCACCGTTGTCTGCCGCACCCGCTGAGTTGTTCGCCCAGTTTGTCACTGCTGTTGAGTTTGGTGCTAATCTAAATGGTGAATCACCAATCACGAATGCAGTTTCTTTTCTGTCTGCGTTTAGGGTTTCAAGATTTGAAATCAATTCTGGATAACCTGGAGCTGCAAGTAGATTGAATTCTCTCTGCTCTTCTCTAAGTTCTGTTGTTGCTTCAACTGTTGATTTCATTGCTTCAACAATCATGTTTCTCTGTGCTTTTCTACCCATGTACGGTGAACCGTCATTTTTTAAACCTGAAGCAGTTAACCATGCATCTTTTTCTGTTGGTAGTGTTGGATATGTTGTGGTGTCTGAGAAATTAGTTCTTGTGAACCAATTTTTCACAAACTTCTTGACATTGTATCCTGATCTTCTCAAGTTAAATCCAAGCATACCTTTTGGATATAATGCTGGATCTGGCTTGTCAATGTCTACATATGAAGAAGTCAACAAGTCTGTGATCAGTGTTTCTTTTTGTACAACATCATCAGTGCCATTTGCATGATAACGGAAATCAGCAAACAATATGCCATCTTGAGATGTTTGATCTTTGTTGTCGATCAACACCCATTCTTGGCCATTCAATTGTGACGAATCGTATCTGTAAATTTTTGGATAATTTTCAAGATCTGATGTGTCTAACCATAAATCTCCATCAACAAGTGCTGTACCATCTGTTTGTAAAGTTGGCTCTGTTGCAGAGATAATTGGACCTTTAGGATCTGTATTTCCTAAGTTGAATCCTCTTGCATCTGAAGCTACATTTTGATAACCTGTCCATACACTTCCGTCATGGATAAGAATATCAACTTCGTCAACAGTTGTGTTGTACCACAATTGACCACTTGCTGGATCTTTGGTTGGCTCAGAAGTAGATTGGATTGCTGTGAATGTTGTGCCTGAGTCTGGTCTGTTCTCAACCGGTGCCCAGTTTGAAGCAACAAATGAATATGATCCACCGATGATTGTTGAAAAATCATCTTTGTCGCCTGCTGGTGCAACATAAAGGTTAGCAATTTTTTCTTGAGATAGATTAGAATTACCACCGTATGAGTTAGCATATGTGGCGTTGAAACCTAAGTCACTCATCACTGTGTCGTTGTCAGTGAAGTAGATGTTTCCGCCTTTTGCATGAGACAGTGTGATTCTCTTTGTTGTTGAATTGTATGATGCAGAGATGTGAGTGAAGCCGGCAGCTGCTACTGCTGTTACAAAATCATCTGCGTCTGTTCCTGAACTGCCAATTGAAACAGTTTTTTCATTTAACTTGTTAGAAGCAGTGTTTGAAGTTGCTGAACCATCGACGATTGTTTCTGCCATTTTGATTGTCACTGTGCCACCGTTTGTGAATGCAGATGACTTTGTATCGATCTTGTTGGAAACTATCTGAGTTGATGAACCAACACCAACAGCTCTCTTCCAAAGCACATAATCGATCAATTCTCCTGAGTCAGCAGTGGAATCATCCCATTCTGATTCAGATGCGTTAACTTGCACGAAATGGCTGTTTGTTGTGAGATTCAAACCACCACCTAACTTGTCTAATTGCTGAAGTGCTTGTTCCTGTGTTTTGTAAACTGGTGCACTGTATGATTCAAATACACCTGTTGTTGAATTGTATTTCTTCAATGATATGGAAGCGCCTGAGTTAGGTTCTGTTGTTTGTATCCAAACTGAACCTGTTGGTCTTGATCTCGAATCACTTGATCTAAATCCGTGATCTTCTGTGTGCTGACCGATGAATACTTTTGGAATGTAGTATCTGCCTGATGTGATCCCCAACAATGAACATCCGTCCACAGTTGAATCTCCCACGCTCGAAATAATGATTGAACGAGCCACTGCTGTGGTTGATGAATCATCACCTGTTGCGAGAGGTATAGCATAAATTTCTAATTTGCCATCCACTGCCGCAGCTGCCACACCTGAAATGCCTGCTGAGTTGATTGCAGAAGCAGCTGTTGTAACTGTCTGACCTAACACAACATTAGCACCGTTGATGTTGATTGTTGCATCGCTGAGTGATGGATTGGTTGCTGTTCCTTTGATAGTTGGGTGTGCAGATGACCATGAAGCATCTTTGGTTGCTGATGAAGCTGAACCAACCTGTACCCAAGTGTTTGAACGAGTTTTGTAGTATAATCTGTTGTATGGATTTGTTGCCACCACAGCATAATCACCGATAGAACCTTTTGTAGTCTTTGGTGCGTTGCCTGTGACGTCATCTGTTGATGTGATGTAGATCGGAGTCTTCACAGAGAATGACTGTGTTGAAGAATTCCATTCTTTGATACCCCATGATGATGAAGCAAGATCTAACCAATAGTATCCGTCATTTGGTGTGCCACCAGGTGCACCAGCGGATCCTGAAAGTTCTGCTAAATCGATGTTTGCTCTGATCACATATGCACGATTGGCAATTCCAAGAAAGGAGTAAGCGGCTTGGAGTCCGTATTCGTTTAGTTCATAACCCTGAATAGGTGTGCCTGATGCGTCTGTGTAGAAAGTGGGTGTACCAAATGTCTGAGTTAATTCTCTCTGAGATGATACAAGATAAATTTCGTTTGCATTTGTTGACAGCGTTCCTGCCGCTGTGCCTGTTCCTGTGCCTGATGTTTTGTCTTGAGCAGTTGCAACCACAACAAGTGGTACTGCTCCAGGTATTCCGGGCACATAGAACGATTCGTCTATTACGGAAACCTGTACTCCTGGTGATGTTAAAGCCATTTTTGTTTACTCCTAATTACGAATATTTATTACCATTGGGCTGATTATTAGACATTTTTAAAGAGTGTCAAAAAGGTTAACATAAATATCTGCGTGTTTAATGGAAACGGAAATCGTAGACCACTGTGTCAAGAATGCAACAGCAAGCCTGCGGCTTACAATTACAGACGTGGCGACAAAGTGTATTACAGAAAAAAATGTGATGCGTGCATACGCAAGTCATCTAAATCAACCATAACTACTCCTGCTTGGCAACGAGCCGGATACACCAAAAAGAAATCTTGTGAGATGTGCGGATTCAATGCACAGCATCCTCACCAACTTGATGTTTATTATGTCGATTCTAATATGAACAATAATAATACAAGTAATTTAAAGACAGTGTGTGCTAACTGCAACAGATTGATGCATGCTAAAAAGTCCGGGTGGCGCCAAGGTGATTTGACTGTAGATCGTCAATAGCACGATGTACTTTCTGCTTTAATTTATCAACATTTTCGTTATTGAGTATTTTAAAATCAAAATTAGTGTGAGCCCATGCCCATTCCGAAGGATGGATGTCTACTGGGGGTATGCCTTGATCTTTATATAGATCGAACCATTCGGGATTTTCGCCACGTTTGATACGCCACACAGTACCACCCACGGATTTGATCATGTTGACTTCGTTGGGGAAACGAGTGTCTGGCACGACCCAATTAGTAACAGGATCATGTAAGAGTGTTTTTTTGACCAAGCTCACCCATATGCCGTCATAGAAACCATGGCGCATGCATTCTGTGCCGAACACTTGTAGCACATGTCTTGGAGTAATGTCTTTTTCTAATTCTTTGGACCAAAATGCGTCGGGTGTTTCCCGCCATGCTCTGCCTTCTTTGGTATCACCCTCCAGCAGATGTCTTGGCCAATCGAACATCTCTGCCACAGCGTCTTTTAACTTGTCTGCAAATGAGATTTTTTTGAACCCGTATTCTTGAACTAATATGTCGGCCACTGTGCCTTTGCCCGAACTAATCAATCCGCATATGCCTATGATTTTACCCATAGCACAATTATACGATATTTTTTATCCGATTACAAATGATAATGGGGTGCCGCCCTCGGAATAATTACCGATTTCGGATTCCAGTTTTTCCATTTCGTTGAGACCTTCGTTTTTAAGTGTGTCTCCGTTGAGTTGACCGCCGCCTTGTGGTCCGGCAATGGTTGCGAATTTAGAACGGGCCTCGCCCAATGTGAACTTGCTGACGGCAAGAGTGTATTCTCTAATCCATGGTTTGGCATAAATGTCTTGCAGTAATATAAAGTCTGGTCTGTAGTTTGATTGCGATAACAACACAGTTTCACGTGATCTCTGTCTGCGATGAATGGTTAGTCGTCTTGTGGGTTGATCAAAATGAAAATTGATAAAACCACCAAACATCCTC